GCGCCCGTAAACCGCCCGTAAGCGGCTTACAGTCAGGTTTTAAGCGGCTATTGCTTCCGTTACTTGTTCGGTCTCGTTCACTTGCTCACCAGTCAGATAATCCAAGGCATTTTGTGCTTTTGCTGCGGCTGAAAGAATGAATTTTTTATCATTCCGCAAAGCCTGTAGCCAATTCTCAATGTATCCAGCATGGCGCAAATCGCCGTCGATTCCACATTTGGCGCAAAGCATAGCGGCACCGAGTTCAGCAACTAATTCCTCAAAAGCATAATTTTCGCTTCCGAATCTAGCCGGAGTAATGCGCTTTAATCGCTTTTCGTGACCGCTTGCGTGTACTGATTCGTGTAGCAAAGTGGCATAGTAATTTTCACGGGTATCGAATGCCGCTTGTGGTGGCATCACAATGGCGTCAGTACTCGGCCTGTAATAAGCGGAATCGCCTGCGTGAGTTAGCCCGCCGGACAGTTGCAAGCGAGTAACTATTTGATCAGCTTCGTTGCAAGCATCCCATTCAACTGCCGGTATCTCAGGCATTGGCGGTAATTCAATGCCGGAACATTGTTCTATGTTGAAAACATAGTAATGTTTGATGAACGCATAGGCACTGGTAACAGATTCACCCTTGTCGCCGATTGTTTCCTTGCGGTGAACATTCCAATAGACAACCGGTGTCCCCTTCTGATCGGCTAAGACACTACCGCCGAGCATTTGCGCTTGCTTGAACGTAACGTAGTGAGGAACTGCAAAGGGTTGCATTGACAGCCAAAAATGATTGATGCCCCTGTAAACAGTGCCGCTGGCAGGATTGAACGGCATCCCCTGCCCCGGTTGTTGCTTGAGATACCGCCAAGGCTTTACCCATGGCGTAGCCCCTTTTTCTAGCTCGGAAATGATGCGGTCAGTGATTTGTTGTGCGATGTCAATTTTCATGTTTAGCCCCTTAGAATTAGGAATAATGCTTAGTTGATAGATTCGAATTTACTTACTTGCTCTGCTAATTGCTCGGCGGTATACATTTTGTTGATTCGCTTGCCGCTACCGAAAAAGTGAGTAACGGTATACCTACCATCTTTGCGTAGACCGTAGATTCTCATTTCATGGCCTGATAGCCTGCCGTCAGCTTGACGATTCATGCTGCCGTAAACATCTTTGAATACTTTCATTACTCGCCCCTTAGTTGATTGTCGTTTGCGGTTACTTAGCTTCGCGTTCTAACGTGATGCCGACTAGCCAGCTAATGAAAGCAATAGCCAGTGCAGCGAATGAGCATAAAAATTCGCCGTGTACAGTGAAAACCAACGACCAGAGAGTGAAAGCCAGAAAAACGAGCATTGCGATAGTTGACTGTTTCATTTGATGCCCCTTTGCTTAGTTAGGAAATACGCTAGTGCGTATGTACACATGTTAGTCGATGTATGTATTAAGTCAAGGGCTACATATAGATATATAGGTATATATTTTTCTATTGGCTTGTATATAGGGATATAGGTAATCTATTAGGGATAGTTGCTCGGGTGATAATTGGTATATTGTCAATCCCCGCGCCCTTGTATATTTATTAACATGGGGCAATAGGGTTATTTTCTATGCAATATTGTCTATCGGTCAATTGACATAGGGGCAACGGTGCCATTTATGCAATTGACAGCATGACAAGGGCATAGGTCAACTCTATCGGGCATGGTCAGTCGATAGGGATTGGTCTGTTATGTTTGTGGCAACGCGATGGGTCTTGACCCTCCGTGGTTGCGCGCCCTATTTCGTTCCCCGCCCCAAGGAAATTTACGTTTTCCTCCCTGCTATTTATGCTACAGTTGGTTTACTGTATTAACGGAGGTGCGAATGTATGAAATAGATAGCGATGTACCGATGCCTGAGGTTAAGGTTCGGCATAACTACCCGCATGAGGCTTTGCAGGTGGGGGAGAGTTTCTTTGTGCCGGGTGGGAATATGAATGTGCTGTGCAATTACAACCGGATTAGGGGTAAGCGGTTGGAGAGGAAGTTTGTGTGCCGTCGGGAAGGTGACGGTATTCGGGTATGGCGAATTGAATAGGAGGGGCTATGTTGAACGCAAAGAAGGCGCACGCCTTGTTCGATCATTTGAAGGATAGGTTTGGGTTGAGGAATGACCGGGAGTTGGCGCGGGAGTTAGGTGTGCAGTCGGGTTATGTCAGCCGGGTGCGGCATGGGCATTTGCCGGTCAGTGCGAGCTTGATGTTGGGAATCCACGATGTGTTTGGACTGGAGATTCATGAGATCAAGGATTTGGCGCAAAAGGCAGATGGACAATCCTGACCGCTACAAGGAAGAGCTGTTGTTATCGCGGACAGTCTTGCGGGATCAGATGAGGAAGGCAATAGCAGCATCAACGCCTGCTGCCAAGCGTGCTTTGGTTGCCGGTTGGAAAGAGGTGTTTCGACCTGAGATCGTGAAAGAGTTATTGGCTGTGGCTAAAGACTACGAGGCGCGGTACAGGATTGCTAATTGGAACTTAGAGGGCTTTGACAATGAGCGACGTAAAACAAAAAAGTTTTGAAGACATCACAGTAGTTGCGATTTATGGCGATGGTCGGGGAAAGATCGCACTGCCAGCATTGAGAAAGACTGCCGAGGCCTTGCCCGGCTGCAAGTCGCTTTTGATTACCAACACCGAGTTAGACATCACCTTCATGCACCAAAGAATCATTGGTGCGCCCTTGGACTATCAGGCTTACTCCGAGTTTGTGATGTATGCCCTGCATAACTACATCGACACTGACTACGCTTTAATTGTGCAGCACGATGGTTGGGCGTTAGATGCAAAGAATTGGAACGATGACTGGTTCAACTATGACTACATTGGTGGCCCTAGTCATGCAGCCTTAATGCCAAGTGGCGAGTTCTCAACGCTCTACCAATGGTGCATGGATAAGAAGGACTATACAGGTGCTTTGATTGTCCAGAATGGTGGGTTTAGCTTGCGTAGCAAAGCCTTCTTGGAAGCACCAACTAAGTACGGCATCATGCGCCGTAACTTTCCTGAAGCCATGTTGAACAACGAGGATGTCCAGTTGTCGTGCTTCTTGCGTCCTGCGATGGAGAATGTGGGTATGCGTTATGCGCCAGATGACGTTGCCAAGTATTTTTCGTTTGAACACTTTGGCCCTATTCACAATGGCATGAACTCAACCAAGATATTTGGTCATCACAGCCGCTTTAGACAGTTGTTATCCAACGGTGAGATGCTCTACAAGTTGACTGAGGAGCAGCGTAAGCAAATCATGGGCGAGGAACAAGCCTTTGCCATGTTTGAGAATCACTACGGATACACCATCCATGCAGTTTGATCGTAAGGCTTTCTACCGCTTCTGCCGCCAGTTAAGGATTGAGTCCAAAGAACAAGGCATGATCACCTTGGGTGAGCGTTTGCTTGGCACCCAAACCTATGTTATGGATGAGGTAGCGCGTGGTTTGCAAGATGACATCCATTTCTTTGTCGTACTGAAAGGGCGTCAGCTTGGTATCACCACGATCTCCTTGGCGCTTGATCTTTACTGGCACTTCATTTATCCCGGTATGCAGGGAACGCTAACGACTGACACGGAAGAGAACCGGGAGCAGTTCAGAAGTACGTTGTCCATGTACATGGATGGTTTGCCCAAGCAGTACAAGATTCCCCTGATGAGCCACAACCGCAATCAGTTGGTACTGCAAAACAGAAGCCGGATGTTCTATCAGGTGGCAGGTACTCGCGCTAAAGGTGGATTGGGTCGAGGCAAGGGCATTACCTTCTTGCATGGCACGGAAACGTCTTCATGGGGCGACGAGGAAGGCTTGGCGTCGCTCTTGGCATCCTTGGCTGAAACTAACCCGCTTCGCTACTATATGTTCGAGAGTACGGCGCGAGGCTTCAATATGTTCCACGATATGTGGACAACTGCCAAACGTGCGCGAACACAGAAAGCCATTTTTTGCGGCTGGTGGCGCAACCAGTTGTACATGGCTGATCCCAAGTCAGACATCTACAAGGTGTACTGGGATGGCAAACTTTCGCCCGAAGAGAAGGAATGGACGAAAGACATCAAGAAGATGTACAACTACGAGATCAACTCTCGGCAGATTGCTTGGTGGCGCTGGAAGCTGCACGAAGGTTTGAAGGACGATGGCCTGATGTATCAGGAATTCCCACCCACAGAGGACTACGCCTTTGTGATGACGGGAACCTCCTTCTTCTCTACGGCCCGTTGTACCGACGCCATGAAGGAAGCCAAGCGTTCACCCTTCATTCCCTATCGCTTTAGCATGGGTGCCAACTTCCAAGACACCACGCTAATCCAAAGTAGCGAACGATTGGCGACCCTAAAGATTTGGGAAGAGCCGGTACCTAATGCCTACTACGTCGTGGGTGCTGATCCTGCCTATGGATCGTCGGACTGGGCAGATAGATTCTGCATTCAGGTCTTCCGTTGTTACGCCGATGGCATGGAACAGGTTGCAGAGTTTGCCACCTCGGAGTTAAATACCTTCCAATTCGCTTGGGTGATCTGCTATCTGGCTGGCGCTTACGGCAATTCCTTGCTGAACTTGGAAGTCAACGGCCCCGGACAGGCCGTGATTAACGAGATGAGGAACCTAAGAAGACAGGCCATGTCGTTGCCACCGTCGGAAGCCCGACACCTGAACGACGTTTTAGGCAATATGCAGCACTATTTGTGGCGAAGAAACGACAGTTTCGGTATTAGCAACAGTATTGGCTGGGTGACAACGCATTCTTCCAAGGAGCGAATGCTAAATTACCTGAAGGATTACTTCGAGCGCGGAATGCTAAAGGTGTATTCGGAAGAGTGCATTGATGAAATGAAGGGAATTGTGCGCGATGGAGGCACGATTGCCGCTACTGGTAGGTCAAAAGATGACCGTGTGATCGCGTCAGCATTAGCTACTGCCGCTTTTGCAGAGCAATTACAGCCTAGATTGATCGCAAACCGGGTAACCAAGGACAAAAAAGAGTCAAAAAGCGACGAAAATGAGCAAGGTGGGCAGGTTCAAGTACAAAAACAGGTGTCAAACTACCTAAAAGCACTGGGTTTTTGATGATTAAGGTACTTTCCATCACTGAAATCAAGCTAAGACTGCACAATATGCGTCTAAATCGCAAAAGAGGCTACTCAATGGCTGAGTTTGCGAAGATGGCAGGAGTGGACTATCGGAACATGAAAAAGGCCTTTTTTGAGCTAAAAATGCCTGTTTCTGAGACCACACAGCGCCGTATTTCCAAGGCTTTGACGGCTTTGGAGAACGGCGAGGCCGGTATGAGGATGGATATTGCTGGCAGAATGAAGCTGGACTACCACCCGCCAAAGGATTTTGGCAAAACCTTGAAGCGTGGCTACACGCTGGAGATGAATAACGGAAAAATTGGCTTATCCGTTAAACCCATTAACAAGTACGATTATACAAAACCACATTTGTTAAAGAAGTGAGGGGCTAACATGAGTGTATTACATGATTACAAGTGTCCGGTGCATGGCTACTTTGAAAGTCGGCAGGCAGTATGCCCTTCCGGCTGCACCGATGTGCAATTAGTGTTCTTGCAACCTGTCGGAATTGCCAGCGATTCAACGAAACATAATGACAAAACGCTAAAACAACTTGCGCTAGACTTCAAGATGAGCGATATTAAATCGACCAGAGAAGGTGAGGCGCAGCCGCCGCGCCATGCCACGCCTAATAATCCGTTCGCACCCCGTTGGGGATCGCCTGCGGAAGTGGGTGGCTACAACCTTAACTCGATTGCGGGTGAGTCAGTGTCAGGAATGCAGGCGGTCAAGCAAGCGGGTACGAATTTGAGTGGCCCGAAAGTGGGGTCTTACATTGCCGACCATGAGAATTTACAGATCAAATGAGAATTCCTGAAAGCCCAGTTGATCGCCAAGCGTTCTACATTGACATCATGAACAAGTGTCTGGTGTCTCAAGGTGAGCGCCAAGCACAATACTCCACCCTACGCTCCTACTACCTGTTCGGCGCTGATCAAAACTCACCGCCTGCGCACTTCAATAAAATCTATCCGCACATTGATCAACTGTCTGCCTTTATGTACTCGGCAGACACGACGCGCTTCTCCATCAAGATCGGCGCGTCTGTGCCTGAAGTGTTCAAAAAGAAAATATCCGCACTGACCTCTGCGCTGCATGACTACTGGATGGCAAGCAATGCAGACCAAGTGTTTGGTCAGGCATTGAACTGGGCGTTTTGCTACAACTCCACCTTTGTCAAACTAATCTGGCGCAATGGTATTCACCCGTACATGGTGGAACCCGGCGTGTTTGGCGTGCTACGCGAAGACACACCATACACAGACCGCCAAGAGGCAATGGTGCAAGAGTTTTACATGACCAAATCGGAACTCTACTCACGCCTGTACTCGCATGAAAAGCGTGATGAGATTCTAAGTCGCATTGCGCTGGCTGAACAGCAAACCAAGAAGTACCCCGAAGGCGTTGAGCGCCTAGTGACTTCTGCAATTGATCCGACAATCTACGGTAACGTGCAAATGAATCTGGCTGGCAACATGACGTACACGCCACAGATTGCAGAGCCTACCGTCAAAATGCGGGAGCTTTGGATATACGACGATAAGGTGGATGATTACGTCTGCGTCACCATTGCTGATCCAGACATCGTCATCTATGATCGTGCATCCAAGAGCCTATTCTTACAAGGTGAGCAGCCGTTTGTACAAATCTGCCCATCGCCTCAATACGATTACTACTATGGTCAGTCTGAAACGCAGCGTCTTGTGTTCCTGCAAGAGATGCGTAATAAACGAACCGGACAGATACTCGAATTGCTGGACAAGCAGGTCAACCCACCCAAGGCGTTTATCGGTTTCCAAGGAATCTTGGATGAAAAGATGTTTGCGCTTAATCGTGC